AGGCCAAGCGAGGCTGGACATCTCAGCCGTTCGCGAGTTGTTGGCACTCGGGCAATGTTTTTTTGAATCAAACATCGCGCATAACCGAAGCAGACGTTGACTCTGGATGGGGCGGCGGTCTGTCGCTGAAAGAAACAAGGGAGCGTTGGAGTCGGCATGGCTCAATCATTCCCGCTAACCATCTGGATAATTTCCGCCAAATTAACGGAGCCACCGTTACCCACTACGAACATATACGTTGGGGGATGACTTGGGCGACCCGCGCTTTCAAGGGTTGGACTGCGAGTGCGGCTCTTTCAGATATATTTCGCGAGATTATTTTTTCGCGCAATGCTGAGAGAACAATTTTCGAGGGTTGGAGCATCGGAGTGCCACGGTGGTATGCCGAACATCAACCTTGAATGGATGTCGCGCTTGGGGGAAAGGCGCGTAATCAAAACCTTGCGAGTTGCAGAAACCTCGCGAAAAAATACTGCGGAGATAACAAGTGGCAATTAATGATTTTCCAAAGAGGTTGAAAGAGGCGCGACAGCGCACTGGTTTAAACATGTCAGAGATGGCAAGGAGTTTGGGAGTGACAAGAGCGGCAGTATCAAAGTGGGAGAAGGCAGACACGGCAGATATATCTGCGGTGAATATTGCCAAAGCCGCGATGCTCTTGGGTTGCTCAACCGACGAACTCATCTTGGGCAAGAAAACAGGTGGTGCATTGCGCGTTGATTTATTAATGAAAGCAATGGCTGTAGTAGACGAAGCGTTTAAACAACTACCCGTTGACGAGAAGGCTAGGGCTGTCGCCAAAGCCTACGGGATGTTGGTCAGAGGGCATGAGGTTGATGCTGACTTCATCACTGATGATGTCATTCAATCCCGCGCTACTGGATTGACGGACTAAGGAAACTAGGGGTTGACATTGGAATCGGGTATCTATACAATGCGTATCCATGTCAAAGATCAGAGCCTATGCCAGAGGGATGCAGTGTCAGATCAGAATTCCAATGATCTGCACGGGCGATCCAACGGAATCGGTCATGGCCCACTACCGTTTAGCAGGTTTAAACGGAGTGGGTCAGAAGCCGCCCGACTTTCTGGTATCTATCGCATGTCGTGGCTGTCACGATGCGGTGGATGGGCGGATCAAGACCCCTTACGACAAGGAAACATTGAGGTTGTATCACGCGGAAGGTGTCTTCAGAACACAGAACCTTCTTCACTTGGATGGACTATTGTGAAATTTCGGGCGCTCACTCAGAGTCGGAATTCTTTTGAGGCGACTGTCAATTCAATTAGACAGGCGTGGGATACCGCCCAAACACATGAGGTGATAGTCAGGCCATACAAGTACAGCCGATCACTAGATCAGAACAATATGTTTCATGGCTTGTGTCGTGCCATTGCAAAGGAGACAGGCAACAGCGTTGCCGAGATCAAGGATTACTGTAAGGAAAACTTTCTAGGTGTCTCATCCTACGAGTTTAACGGTGAGGTAAAACAACGTCTGCGGTCAACCAATGAACTGACCACCGACGAGATGTCTGAACTAATCGCGAGAACAGAGGCTCTCGCAGGAGAACTAGGAATCCAAAATGCAAGCACTTAAAGATAACAACGTGATGGACAACACCCTCTTCTTTGTTGAGCGGGATGCCGCTGAGAAGTTAGCGACTGATGCCTTCAGAGGCAGGACGGGTGATCTACAAAAGATTTATGCTGAACATCTGCGCTCTGCCGCACGTTCGTGGGGCTTCAAGAACAAGATCGCTCCGGCTGATATCTTGAAAATCTTGGGTGTTACTGATGAAGTTTAAGAACAAAGCAAACCTTCCCGAATGGGTGGTGCGTGGTCTGACGATGGACAACTACGCCAGAGGCGCACCCCCTTTCGATATCAGTGCGACTGGTTTAAACGACTCGTCAATGATTCGCCACCTAATGAAGAAGCACGGGGGTGAGGTTGAGAAGGAGGCGTTGGACATGCTCCCTTCCGCGATGGGCACTGCCATTCACTCCATCTTTGAAGATGCTAACGTCAACAACGCTGACGTTGTGTGCGAAAAGCGGCTCTACTTTGAGGTGGATGGGTACAACATATCAGCGCAGTACGACATCTATGAGGGGCGGCTTGCGAAAATCACAGACATTAAAACTACGTCTGTATGGTCAATTATATTTGACAAGGGCAGTCAATGGGAAGCGCAGTTGAACATCCAAGCGTATGCCGCCAAGCAGAACGGAATGGAAGTGGAGTCGCTTGAGGTATGCGCGATCTTGAAAGACTGGCAACGGTCAAAGCAATGGGATGACGGATACCCCCGACACCCAATCGTGATGATCCCGATCCGTTTATGGGAAGAGCATGAAACGCTCGACTACATAAGGGAAAGACTGAAGGTTCACTTCGATCAAGAGCCTACTTGCACTGACCAAGAGAGATGGAAGAAGCCCGACAAGTGGGCAGTCAACAAGGAAGGCAGGAAGTCTGCGGTTCGTGTCCTTGATTCTGAAGAAGAAGCAGAGCAGTACATGGAAGAGAACGGTTTAAACAATGACGCACACCACATCACTCACCGTGTTGGTGGGTACGTGAGGTGCGCGGACTACTGCACCGTTTCTAATTTTTGTTCACTCAACCCTAAACCATTCTAAGGAGTAGCAATGGAAATAGTGAATGTTGAAACAGGCCCAACCAAAGTGATGTTCCCGAACCTCTCTGAGACAGAGAAGTTTGAAGGGGAAGACACGCATCGTTTCACGGTGACAATGAGGTGGCCCAAAGAATCTGATGAAGCCGCCGCCATTGAGAAAGCGTTTAAACAGGCAGACCAGACAGACGGTGCGGGTCACAACCCAATCAAGGAAGGCACCAACGAGTACACGGAGGGGCAGATCGTGGTCAAAGCCAAGACCAAGAAGCCGCCGCGTGTGGTTGACCAAGACGGTAACGATCTTGACCCATCCCGCATTGAGTCGGGCGATACCTGTCGGCTAAAGATTGGCTTCCTACCCTATGAGAAGGGGCCGAACAAAGGGGTGACGGTTGTGTTCAGCGCCGTCCAGTTATTGAAGAAGCGTGACAACAAGGATGAGTTCAGTGAAGTGCCAGAACAATTCCGTGGCGCAAGCGATGACTTCCCTTTCTGATCCGCTTGAACTAAAGGACTGCACTGTGCAGTTGTCACAGCGCAACATCCACACTGTGTCCAATCAGGCGGATCACGCAGAGATTGTGTTGTGGTGTGGCACGGTCATCAAGACATCAGAGCGTTTAAACATTATGGAAAAACTGTGGGGTGACGGGGAGTCTCCACGGTGAGCGGCGGCATCGGAGGATTGATTGGGCCTGTCATCCAGTTTCATTACCCGATCAATCCATCCGCCGCATTTTCAAGGAGAAACATTTGAACACATACCAAGAGTTTATTCACAAGAGCAGGTACGCTCGTTACCTTGACGAGCATCAGCGCCGTGAGAATTGGGATGAGACAGTGGACAGATACATCTCATTCTTTGAGAGGCGCACCAAACTAAAGTTGGATCAGTTACGCAAAGCCATCATTGACATGGAAGTCATGCCAAGCATGAGGTGCATGATGACTGCGGGCGATGCGCTTGACCGTGACAACGTGGCGGGATTTAACTGTTCGTACACTGCCATTGATTCGCCCCGTGCTTGGGACGAAATTATGTACATCCTCATGTGTGGAACGGGAGTTGGTTTTTCAGTAGAGAGGCAGTACATCAACCAGTTACCCGAAGTCGCGCCCACCTTCCACGATACGGAGACAGTGATCCATGTCCGTGACTCAAAGATTGGGTGGGCCAAAGCACTGAAGGAACTTATCTCCCTGCTGTATGCAGGACAGATACCGACTTGGGATGTATCAAAGATCAGACCTGCGGGCGCAAGACTCAAGACATTCGGAGGCAGAGCATCAGGGCCAGAGCCACTTAACAATCTGTTTAAACATTTCGTCGGCGTATTCAAAGCGGCGGCGGGTCGCCGTTTAAACAGTATCGAATGTCACGATCTAGTCTGCTTCATTGGTGAGGCAGTGGTCGTGGGCGGTGTGCGTAGGAGCGCCACCCTATCCCTGTCCAACCTGACTGATGAGCGGATGCGTCACGCCAAGAGCGGGCAGTGGTGGACAGAGAATCCGCAACGTGCGTTGGCTAACAACAGCGTGTGTTACACGGAGAAGCCAGACATGGGCATTTTCATTCGGTAGTGGACTGCCCTGTACGAATCTCGCAGTGGTGAGTGTGGCATCTTCAACCGCAATGCCACCAAGCGTCTGCTTCCAGAGCGGCGCGATGATGGCTACGACTTCGGCACAAATCCGTGTTCGGAAATAGTGTTGAGAGGGCCACGTTTAAACGCCAGTGGTCAACCGATAGTTGGATCAGGCGGACAGTTCTGCAACCTCAGTGAGGTCGTGTGTCGTGAGGGTGACAGGATGGCTGACATCACTCGCAAGGTGAGACTCGCCGCTATTGCGGGAACACTGCAAGCCACGCTGACTGACTTCAGATATCTCTCCCCTTCATGGAAGAGGAACACGGAAGAGGAAGCCCTGCTAGGTGTATCACTGACGGGGATCATGGACTGCCCTGCCCTAATGAACGCATCAGAAAAACAGTTGAGGTCGCTCCGTGATACAGCCGTCCAAACGAACAAGGAGTGGGCAGACAAATTGGGTATCAATCACGCTAGTGCTGTTACTTGCGTTAAGCCTAGTGGCACTGTTTCTCAGTTGGTTGGCTGTAGCAGTGGCATCCACCCTGCTTATAGTGATTACTATATTCGCCGTGTTCGCAATGACAAGAAAGACCCGATCAGCCAAGCACTGATTGATGCGGACATCCCTTACCAGACTGATCCGTACAACGCTAGTGCGTGGGTGTTTGAGTTCCACCACAAGCCACCATCAGGATCAATAACCCGCCATCGTTTAAACGCGCTTGAGCATTTGGAAATATGGAAACGCTTTGCGCTTCACTGGTGTGAACACAAGCCAAGTGTCACGGTGTACGTCAAGGAAGATGAGTGGATGGATGTGGGTGCTTGGGTGTACAACAACTTTGACATCCTGTCTGGCGTGTCCTTCCTACCATCGGCGGATGATGCGCACACTTACGAAGCCGCCCCTTATGAGGACATCTCTCGTAAAAATTTCAAGCCACTGTCAACTACAGTTGACTGGAACAAGGTGATCGAAGTAGACGATACGACGATTGCGTCACAAGAACTAGCCTGTACAGGAGGGGCTTGCGAGATATGAGAGAGACACCCTTTCACTACAACAACGGCATTGAGCCGATCAAGTTCATTCAGTCGCACGGACTTAACTTTGCTGAAGGCAACGTCATCAAGTACATGGTGCGCTACAAGAGCAAGGGAACAGCAAGGGAAGATTTACTTAAAGCCCGCGACTACATCAACCTGCTTCTTGCGGAGTGGGGCCATGCCGATTAATTGGGGCAAGGGGTCGGGCTTCAACATGGGAAGAGTTGAGGGTACGGACTACAGGGTGGAGAGGATGAGGGGCGTGGATGACCGACACGGCTTCCTGCTATCTGACTCCAAGAAAACATACCTGTACGTGAGCGGTTGTATCTACAGCACAGCCGAAGAACGTGACACTGCAATCTTGAGAGAGGTACGCAATCGTGAACTTGCTAATCATGCCTGACGCTCATGCTACAGCGGACTACGACAACGAGAGGTTCAATGCGTTGGGTGAGTTCGTCGTTAAGCATAAGCCCGACAACATTGTGTGCTTGGGTGATTGGGCAGACATGCCTAGCCTCTCGCACTACGACAGAGGCACTAAGGGATTTGAAGGTCGCCGCTACCGTAAGGACATTCAGTCTGTCATAGACGCGCAGGATCAATTCTTCTCTGCGCTCCGCGCTCACAATGCACAGAAGCGGAAGAACAAAGAGAAGCAGTACAAGCCCAAGTTGTACATGACGTTGGGCA